GCCGGGGCAAGCTCGCCGCGCCGACGGAGCTCCTCCTCTTCCAGGCGGCGGTTGGCCGCGCGAATCTGCTTGAGCCGCTCGCGCTGGATCTCGTCGACGATGTCGCCGCCGGCGAAGGCCCCATTCGTCAGGGAGATCGGCGGCGCCGGCGGCGGGGCCGGCGCCGCCCCCGGCAGCGAGGCGGCGGCCGGCGGCGAGGGGGGCGTGGGGACCGCCGGCGAGCTTCCCAGCCGAGTCGATGATGTCGCGGTGCCGAGGCGGCGATGGTCGAGGCGCCGGCGGAGCTGCTCGCGCGCGACCTCAACGTTGATCTGCGCGTTGCGGCCCTCGCCGACTAGCGCTGGACCGTGCAACTTGCCTTCCGCGATGTACTGGCTCACGCGTCCCGGCGTGATGTCGAGCAGCCGTGCGAACTCTGATTTCGGCACGACGGCCGGTCCGGCCTCCATGCGACTCACCCCCGTTGAGGCGTCCATCTTTAGCCGAGTCTTTAGGGCTTCTTAGCGAGCCAATCTTTAGGGGCAACCCCGCACAAAAACTCGGGTTAGCCAGGAGCAGCGCCGCACCGCGGGCACGCCGGATGCCAGGGGCCCCTCGATTTTGTTTAGAGCGCGAGGAGGTAGTCCATCTCATGCGCGAGGCGGGGACCGAGTTCCTTCGCCACCTCCTCGAAGGCCTTGGCCGACTGAGCCTTGAGGAGCTCGGAGGCGATGCCCGGACCCCATAGCTTCTTGATGTCCGACCGGCCGGCGCCGACCCGCTTGAAGACGTTCCCGCCGAAGCCTTCGATGATGAAGGTTCGTGGATAGCGCTGGAAGCGGCCCCACACCTTTGCGCGCACGCCGTAGGAGAACTGAACCGGCCTGAAGTGGCCGAGCGAGGCGCGCGCGCCCTTGCCGACTATCCGGAACTCCTCCTGCCGATTCCTGCTTGCCCGCTGCGTCCGCAGGCCCTTCTCGATGTCGTCGCGCGAGAGCGAGGTCTGGGCGACCAGCGCCCGCTTGACTGCCGTGAAGGCCTTGGCGCCTACGTGGTTGAGCGCGCGCACCTCGGCCTGCTGGACCTTGCCCGCGCCGAGCCGCTCGATCATCGCGGCAAAACGCTGGAGGAGATCGTCGTTCGGCTTGAGGATGACTTGCAGCTCGGCCACCGACGAATCCACCCCATTGCGCGCGAGCTCGTCTGGCTCGGCTGGGCTCGCCCCGGCGAAAGGCCTCCGCTCGCAACAGCGGAGCCACGCACTGAACAGGGAGTCGTCCTGAGCGCGGCACGCTATGCGATTCGTTTAGTCGGGCGCAACCGTGTCGAATGGGAAACTCACCGGGGTCGATCGCTGGAAGATCTCCACCATCGCCCTGACGACGCCGCGACCGGGATGCGAGACTACCAAGCCGGCGAAGCCTCCGAAGGGCCCAGAGAGGACGCGGAGGCGGCTGCCGATCGGGAAGAGTTCTTCCTTGGTGACGTCAAACTGTCGCGCCGCCTCGGCCGCCTTGAAGCGGGAGATCTCGGATTCTGGTACAGCAACCGGGCCGACGCTGTCGCCAAGCACGGTTTCGATTTCTTCGATCTCGAAAAAGGTTCGCCAGGCACGCGTGTTCGACGGCAGATGAGCGAAGACATAGCGGTTGAACATGCGGAATTCGCGGGCGACGTGACGATGCTGCCGATGATGCCAGATCTCTTTGCGCATCATCGGCACGTAACTCTCGAAGCCGAGTTCGCCGAGGCCGTCACGGACCTTGTCCTCGCCGTGCATGACCGTCTGCAGCACGTACCAGGCGAGCGGTGAGTGGTCGATGATCAATGGCGGCAGCGCCGCTTTCTCGCCGATGCCATGGCGGTCGGCCAGCTCGAGCGCGTGACTGACCAGGCTGGCGCTAACGGTCCGGCCGCTCGGCAAGGTCGCCGACGAGGACGCGCTCACAGGGCGGTGTCCGCCCGGCGCCAACTCGCGTTCCTTCCCGCCACCACTCGACCCAATGCCGGCCGGATTCGTGGCGAGTGACCTTGACGAGCCCGCATCGGACACAGACCCGCTCGCTCTTGTAGAGAAATTGGTTTGGCTCGGACCACGCATGCCGGGTCACCCCTTGCCCCGCGAGAGGCCGTTCGAGACGACTGTCCTACGACCGCCCGAGCCGCGCTCGCGATCGAGCCGCTCGATCTCCGCGATGATGAGCGCGCCGGCGCGGACCAGGTCGGCCCGCGGGCTCCTCGGCTTGAACCAGTGCGCCTCCCATCTCCACAAAAGCCTGACTATCGAGAGGAAGCCGCGGCGCAGCCCGTAGAGCGCATGGCGGTGGTCGGTCCGCTCCTGCTCGTTGAGCACGGAGGCATAGGCATAGCTCGCCGCCGCGAGCGCTATCTCGCCCTGCGTATGCTGGTCATCGTGGGCGGCGTCGAAGCCCTCGACCTCGACCTGGCGCCGCCGCTCGCGGACCACATCGGCGGCCGCCCTTCCGACCAGCCGGTCAAGGTCAGTCATGGTCGTCGTATCGGTCGACATCGTCATCGCCTCGATTGCCCTCCTCGGCTCGCTCGCGCTCCTCGGCGTCGACCTCGCGCGGGTCGCGCTCCTCAGGCGGTTTCCTCGACGGCAGCCAGATGAACGGCGCCACGTCAGGCCGTGGCAGCTCTGCGCCGCGCTGACGGAACCAACTTGCCCACGCTTGGAAGTCCGCGCCTTCGACGGCGATCTGGACGTAGGTGCGCGCGCCCTCCTCGACTTCCGGGAGGCGCGCCGCCTCGACCGGCCAACCGATCCCGCTCGACCGCGCGAGGCCGTGGCGCTTGCGCAGGAAAAGGCTTTCGGCCGAGTGGCGGTCCTTGAGCTTGTCGTCGAACTTCTTGACCGCCTCGACGAAGAGCCAGAACCAGGCGCTGTCGAAAGCAGCGACGAACTTCTTCGGCACCTCGGCGGCGCTGGCGGCGCGCCGCTTCGGGACCTCCGTCCAGCGCTTCTCCTTGAGGTACGTCGAGAGGTACGGCAGCGGCCGCTTGCCGCGCTTCTCCCGGTGGAAAGCTATGAAATCGGGGACGCGCTCGATCGCTTCCTTGCGCTCGCTCGGCGTCAGGCCCGAGAGTGCATCGGCGGCCAGAGTCTGGCTCTCGAGGGCGATGTCGGGCCAGATGGCCTTGAGTTTCTCGAAATCCGCCTTCAGCTGCTCGTGGTCGCGGACATGCTCAGCGTCCCTCGCCGCGTGGTCTCCCCATCCCTCGCTCGCGCGCGCTCTCTCTCCGTTCGGTGTTACCGGTTCGACTCTTACCTGTTCATAAGAGTGCTGCGCCAAACTTCCGGTAGCTCGTGCAGGATTCTTCCGGTTGCCCGTGTCGCGATCTTCCGGTTGGCTACCGGAAGATTCTTCCGGTAGCTCGCCGGCGTAGTCGGGCTGCTCGCCGGCCGCCGATCCCCGCCCGCCTTCCGGCCGCGCTGCGGGGACGAAGCCAGGCTCGAAGCCGAGGTAATAGCGGTTGAAACCGCGGTGCCCCTCGCGCCGCGTCTCATCCCAATTGACCAGTCCCCGCGTCCGGAGGCGACCGAGGTTCTCACGCACTGATCGGTCGGTGAGGTTGGCGCGCCGGGCGAGGTAGTCCTGGCTCGGGTAGCAGCCGTGAATCGGATTGTGGCAGTCGGCGAGATAGACGAGCACAAGCGTCTCGCCCGGCTTCATGTCGGGGAAGAGCTCGGGCTGGTCGAACGCCCACTTGGTCGCCGCGTGGCTCACGGCGGCCGGCCGTTGCCGTGACCTCTCAGAACATTGGCGCGGGCATGGTTCCGGCGCTGGCCGCAGCCGTCGGCGGTGGCGCATCGCCGGCCGGCTCGCCGTTCTCGGTGCCGGCCGGCGGATCGACCAGCGCGGGGCTCGGCGCATCGCCGTTTTTGCGGCGGCCGCCTCTCTTCTTCGCGGAGCGTGCGATCGGATCGACGGTGGAGACGCCCTCGCCAACCTTGTCCGCAGCCTCTTGCGCCTCGGCGATCGCGGTCTCGATCTGCGTCATGCCGAGCGCGTGCAGAGAGAGGTCGAGGAGCGATTCCTCCTCCTCACGCTTGCTGCGATCCACCTTGCGGAGCGCGATCACCTTGCGGAACGTCTTCACGTGGAAGCCACTCGCCTTGAGCTCCTCGATAACAGTCTTGATGTCGTCCTGAAGCCCCTTCCTTTCCTCTTCGAGCCGTTCAACGCGCTCCACGAAACTCTTCAGCTGCTTTTGGGCTGAGCCCGTCAATACCGTCATCGTCTGGCCTCCTTTCGCCAGTTGTTCTCGGGATGACCGATCCGGAGAAAGTTCGGGACTTCGAGATCATCGTCGCCAGCCGGAGCGACCGGCGCGCCATTGCGTTGTGCTTGCTCAGGCGCACTCGCGTCGGCGCTATCATGCGACTCAAACGCCGGCGGTTCTTCCGGCGCGGGCGCGGCCGGCGCCTCGAAACCCCAGGCGTCCCAGCCGATGCGACGACCCCGCGCGTTCAACTCGATCTTGGGCAGGCTCGGAAAGTAAGATTCGATCAGGTCGTAGATGCGGTCGGGCTTCTGTGAATGCCGGCCACGCGGCGCCTCGATCACCGATGGCCATTGCTTGCCCATCGCCGGCGCCGGAATGCCGCCGCGCGTGCCGAGGAGCAGGAGTTCGTGCTGGCCGCGGAACCAGTAGCCGGTGATGATTCGGTCCTTCACCCAGATCGCGTGCGTGGCGTAGGTGAAGCCCCAGGCGGCGAGAACATTGAGCGCAGCCACAAGCATCGGCGCCGTGCCCCACAGGAAGAGAGCGGCGTCGTCTGCGGCGATCCGTGCGACCGGGCGGGAGGCGATGACCTCCGTGAACGACGTCGAGTAGTGGTTCTCGGCAGCGCGATCCATTCCGGTCGTCCGCGACCACGGTTCGAAGCGCCACTCGGGGTCGGCGAGGATCACGCCGTAACGCTTATCAGGCAGAGCGAGCTGGCGCTCGCCTAGCTCCCGTTCCCGCTCGGCGCGCCGCTGCGCCTTGTCGCCCTGCTTGACCAGAACCGCCAACGTGACCCGCTCGTTTTCGCGGCCGACGCGCTCGCGCCAGGCGCCAAGATCGGTCTCGAAGCGATCGGCCGGGACGGCGGCTAGCTGCTGGCACCTTGCGGAGAGGTCTTTGCTGACGCCGAGGGTGGCGAGATTCAGCCGTTCTATTGGCGGTCGATCGTCACGACCGCCAATAACGCCCGGCCCGACCAGTTGGCCGCGCGTGCCGGTGGCGAGTCCGACTGTCCGCTTGTGCTCGATCAAGAGCTCGCCGAGCCGGCGCTCGGCGCGGAGCCTGATCTCGGCGGCGTCGATCTCGAGCTGTCTGTTCTTGGCCTGGCGGGCGTAGATGCGCACCGCCTCGGCCTTGTCTGCGAGGTCTTTTGCCTCGTCTACACTTTTCGCCTCGGCGATCGCACGGCAGGCGGCGTCATAGCGGAGGATCGCCGGCATGGGTCACCTCCGCTGTTCGTGGCGGCTCGAACCGAAGCTCAGCCTCGGTCACGAAATCCCAGAGCTGGTCGGAGGCCTCGATGCCGAGGGTGGCGAGCCGCGCCTTGTGGACCTTGTAGAAGCGGGCCG